CAGCAGAGATTAAGATCCTAGGAACCCATTTCCTATAGAACTTACTTCCGAAATCTAGGAAGCAAGATTCATATAAATGGTTTATTACTTGGGACCCCCAAGAGCTAGACGCAACCCCTGTCTGTATCTTCTTATCAGTGAAATAATCCACACTATGCTTTAGTATATATCCTCTAGTATCCCCGCGATATATCTCGTTCCCTAGTCTCATAATTTGCGTTGGTTTAAATGAATCCCCGCCAACCCAAGTTGTGAAGGTACCCCCCCGTTTTATTTCGCTAGGTTGAAAGGGGAATTTTAAATCTAATACAATTAAAGCATTTGGCTCTTCTGCTACATTATCAATGCTAACAATAGTCCAAAAAACACGCTGATTGCTTGGGTCGAATGTTCCAGATATTCTCTTTTTCTTAAAATCCGTATCTACTATATTCTTATATGTCTCATTTAAGTGGTCAGAAATACCCACTACTCGAAACCCATCGGACCAATAAAACCCCTGAGCGCCCGCCCAGAAGACTCCCAAATGTGTCTGAACTATAGATTGCTGGGAAATGCATCCGGATCTATCGTCAATTCTCCGCAGTAGCATCCCCCCTGAGCCGTCATCAGAGTAGTAGTTGTCTATTCGATATATGTAAGATTCACAAAATACTAGCGGCCTATCATAAATTGAAGAAAGCCCCGTTATTGGTGACTCGGTAAAGGCTGAAAATGTTGGAGGTACGCTGTCTGGATCTCCAGATTTGCTTTGTCGGACCTCAGTTGATAATACCTCCGACCCCTCTTTTATGTGTGCCCAATATGCTAGGTCGTTCACACAATGCACATACTTAGCCTTCGGAGGTGTTGTATTAGTTACTGACCCACTGGTAGTATATAGTTGTTCATTGGCCGAAATAGTCAGGTCTGTAAAATTGTCTATGAAAGAAGTAGTTCCAAATGAGACTTGGCCCAACTTATAGAATACATCCCCCGCATCTGTAGTCCTATATATTTCCACTTTCCAGTTAGCCGTATCCCAATTTTCAGGACCCACAAATGACCCAGGTATTGTCACTGTCGCGGTATTCCCACCAGTTATCGCCCCGCCAACAACCGCAGTTAGATAATAAAATACGGGGCCTCTATCTAGGTAAGTTACTGTCCCCACTTGATAGGTGAAACTAATAACAGCGGCATATAGATAAGAACTACCCGATCCAGTAGGGTTGGTGACAGAAAACCCAGCGGGTAGGTCTGGCAAGCCTGCATTTCTAACCCTATAACCCCCAGAATTGTCGATAAATGCTTTTTGGGGTGAGCAAAATGAATCAGAGGTAAATAACACATGGTCCTGCCATTCAGAGTCTACAATTATTGAGTTACTATCCCCAGAGGGAAAAAAAGTCCCTGATGTAGGGCCTACTATCTCAGACCAAACACCTGCATTATTTCTATAAGCCCTTTTGTCCTGAAATACTAAAAGGTTTGATTTTATTTGGGATAGCTTATTGATTCTAAAGGTTCCGAGAGGTAGTTGGTCATTTATTACAATACTACCCCACCTAGTTGTTAATTTTTTATTTGGTGTGAGTAGTAGATTCTCCATACTCTTAGCACTTCTTGGGTCCCCATCGACATAATAATCAGTCACCCCGAAAGAGAAATCCTCTATTGCTAGTGGTTGCGCCTCTAGATTACTCATACTCCGAAAAATACCTCAAAGGTTTGAACAAAATTAGTATATAGATAAAATTGTGTTGAGTTTAGTTTCGCAATTTTTAAATTTATTGGGTCCTTGGTTGTTGGGTCTTTAATGGTTACGGTGTAGCTATCTACAAGCCCACCACTGGGTACTGTTACTGTGGCTCTCCAGTACCCGTCTCCTTGATCTGCGAAACTACCGGATGAAACAGACAGTGTGGAGGGGTTTAAATTTATAGCTGTTATTTTCTCCCCATCCACCCCATCATGATCATGAGAGTTTGATAGGCTTATGTTGTCTTCCAGGGAGTCGAACCAACTATCTCCAAAGTCTCCAGTTTCCGGTTTTTTATACCCTTTACTTAAAACTACCATATCACCCCCAATAGGATACTATTCTTTACAATTCTTCTCGCCCCAATTCTTCACTTCTTCAGCCCATTTAATCTTTACCGTATAGTCTACAGCTGAGACCATAAACGGTTTCTCTTCAACAAATTGAATGAATGGGAATTTTTTATGCTTCTTTGGATCATTTGGATTAATGTCGCTAACACAAAAGACATAAGAGGATTCAAAGTCTATTTTGGATTCTTCGACGTAATTTAAAACCGGAGTACAAATAGCAATCTCTGGCTCTTCTGGAAGCCCCTTGCATCCTATAATAATTAGAAACAAACCATATAATATATTTCGCAATATCATGTTAGTGCCTCCGCGCTGAATTGATAAGGTTTTGAAATGCATCCTCTTGTTCTTTTGCAGTCTTAGCCTCTTTATATTTATTAGTAGCGTCTTGAACCTGCTTGTCATAAATAGCTTCTCTGGCTTTTTCTTTTTTCTCTGCTGCTTTTTTTGCTAAAAATTCTTTTCCCCAACCAATAAGTCTGAGGAAAAGCTTTTCAAACAAGACTGCAAATATTCCAGCTAGAAAGTTCACGCGACAAGACCGAGTATTTTTTTGATCGACATAACAGCCGCATCGTCCCACTGTGTTTCAGTTTTTGCAGCTACCTTTTCTAAAATGGACATTAAAGTAAGCTTCACATAAGCACCGCCTTCAAACCCATCAGCCATCAAATCTCCACCGCCAAGTTTAATTTCAATTAAACCAGTAGTGTCCACATCGACAGAGTAGGACCCTTTTTCTCCAATTTTTCCTTCTAACTCTTTACCCTCTAAAAGCATATTAACCTCCTTTTTGTTTAGCGACTCATAAACAGCCCAATTAATTGAATAAGTATGGCAAGAATAGTGCTCACAACAATACTGCCAGTTACAATCTGCCACTTGAATTGCAGCAGAGTATCTACTTTTTGATCTAGTTCATGGAGACTTTGTTTTATCTCTGCAAACCTTGAATCAGAATCTTGCTTTATATATTCAACCAATTGCTCTAAGCTCATTATTGTTCCAAATCATTTAAAAAAGCTTGGCATACAGCTATCACATAAGCTTTTTCCTCAGTAGTAAAGAAAGCAGAAACATCACTCGCTGTGAGCTTTGTAATGAAGGTATCAATATTGCCAGCCCACAAATGTTCTCGCAAACTGAAAATAGTTGTGTCGCTCATGAATGCCTCGATCTGCTCTATAGTGAGGTTTTTCGCTTCATTACTCGCTGCAATCTTATCAATCATGTACTCGCCAAAAAATCTTTTCTTTGTTCGTTTTTGAATTTTAGAACGTTCCTCAAACTCTGCTGTAACGTCTGTAATTTCTATTGTATACTCGCTTGCCAATTTATACTCCGTGTAGGTTTCAAATTCTGTCTGGATTACTCTTTGTTCTAAAGCGTTTGAGATATCTTCGGCCTCAGCTCTTACCCATCTCTCGGGTTTTCCCCAAGAGTTGTTGTCAATCTCTTTTGCTACCCAAGCGTCCACTAATTCCTGGGTTTCAAATGTTCCAGCGTGAGTAACAACGCCATTCTTTTTAACTTCTATTTTTTTCATGTTAATAATTCCCCACCCTGGTTATGTTTACCCAATTGTATGATCCTGTAGTTTGTACAGTAATTGCTGCATCTGAATTCTGAAACATTGTTAAATTAATATAATCCCCTGCCAGTAACCTAAGTTCTGTCGATGCCATTGGTAAACTAACATAGGTCGAATGTGTCGTCTGCATGTATACGCTGGCTAGTCGCGCATACATTGTGCCGTTTTTAAACACAAACACAGTCGCTTCCTCAGATGCTTCCCATCCTCCGCCCGTATCTATAAGAACGTGACCAGATATTTTATAGAGACCACTAATAGGTGCCGTAAATTTCCAAGAAGCGCCAGTTGTCACAGACCCAGTGTAGTCGAAATCTTTCGTCCCGAAATCTATAACTGTATTTGTGTTATTTGGAATACTCTGGCCCGCTGCCGTCGTATATCTTGCCGACACCGTTTCACTAGCTGCGATTTGAGCAGGGCCTGAGACCTTTTCAATATATAGATTGGTTGAATTAAGTGTGATTGCAGAGCTAGAGTTATTTCCCGCGCCGTATAGATATATTTCAATATAGTCTCC